CGTGGACAGCAATTGTTATGTGTTTCATGACCTTAATTTCCACGGTGTTGACCCAGACCCTAAATGGACCTATTCAATTAGAGTCGATGGAACATTTACAGATGAATTTAATAATCAAATAGAATATAGGAGGCCTTGGAATGTCAAAAACAAACCCTAAAAATTTTAAACCATACATCGACCCAGAAGGTGGTGAATGGATAAAAGTCACTGGCAAAGGACATAAGTACGAAGGTGTCACATGGAGACCAGTAGATATGAACCTTGATGGTAATAAATTTAATTTTCAAGTGGAGTTTCTTACTATTGAAGACGCTGAAAAATATGCTAGAGAAGATAAGTTTCAAAAAATGGCTAGTGATATTATAGCTGATATTTTAAATGTTAAAAAGAACGAAGCACCAAGTATTATTACTGATATATGAGTATTGATTCATCAGAACTGCGCAAAGGCATACTATACAATATGATGGTAAATGAAGATTACTGTCGTAAAGTTGCACCATTTGTAAAAGATGAATACTTTTCTGAAAAACATGAGAAAGTAATATTTGAAGAAATTGTTAGATACTTTAACAAGAATAACTCTTTACCTAATTCTACTGCATTACAAATTGAAGTTGAATCAAGAACTGATTTGACTGAACCTATTTACAATTCAATACAAGAGTTTCTTACAAAAAAAGTAGAACCAATTAAAAAGACAGAATGGTTGGTAAATAAAACAGAATCTTGGTGTCAAGAAAGAGCTATTGTAAATGCTGTATATCAGGCTGTAAATGTTATTGGTGGTGATGATAAGAAAACACCTATGACTGCATTACCTGAATTATTACATGAAGCAATTGCAACATCATTTGATAAATCAGTTGGTCATGATTATACTGATGAAGCTGATGAAAGGTGGGATTACTATAACAAGAAAGAAAACAAAATTGAAACAGGTTTAGAGCATATAGATTATATTTTACGTGGTGGTATACCAGAAAAAACACTTGGTGTAATCATGGCAGGTACTGGTGTAGGTAAGTCTTTATTTATGTGTTCAATATCATCTAGTTTATTAGAACGTGGTAGAAACGTTTTGTATATTTCTATGGAAATGGCTGAAGAAAAAATTGCACAACGTATAGACCAAAATTTACTTGACATGACACAAGAAGAACTTGATGTTATTGGTAAAGATAGCTTCTTAAAAAGGTTTCAAAATCTTAGAACTAAAACACAAGGTAAGTTAATTGTAAAAGAATATCCAACTGGTATGCCAACGGCAGCACACTTTAGAAGTTTATTAAAAGAATTAGATTTGAAAAAGAATTTTGTCCCTGAGTTAATTTGTGTTGATTATCTTAATATTTGTAATTCACTAAGCGTATCTAAGAATGCAAATAGTTATGAAAAAATCAAAGCAATTGCTGAAGAATTAAGAGCAATGGCTATGGAATTTAATATTCCTGTTCTTACTGCCACTCAGACAAATAGGCAAGGTATGACTGATGCTGATGTCGGTATGACTGATGTATCAGAGTCTTTTGGTTTACCAATGACCGCAGATTATTTCTTTGCTATGACTACCAATGACCAATTAAGAGATGATAACTTAATCAGGTTTAGTCAACTTAAAAATCGATATGGTGACCCAGCGGACAGACGAAACTGGCTGCTGGGTGTCGATTATGAACACATGAAAGTCACTGATATTAAAGACCAACCTACTCACATAGAAGCTCAAAATACAGCAGTAAAACAACCATCAACTCCACAACCATCGTTAAATATTGATTGGAACTAACATGCACTTTAAAAGTGTATTAGAGATTATTACATGTTTCTTTATTATAGCTGGTATAATTCGTCACTGGAATTAGTATAATAATAACAGCAAAGGAGATAATATGATTCTATTAGATTTCAGTAGTATTGCAATGTCGTCAATATTTCCACGTATTGATGATTATGACGAAGATAAAGACTTAATTAGACATACAATGTTGAATATTATACGTAAGTATAATGTTGATTACAGAGATAAGTATGGAGAAACTATTGTATGTTTTGATGCTGGTAATTCATGGCGTAGACAAAAATTTGCACCATATAAAGCAAATAGACGTAAAAATCGTGATAATAGCATACACGATTGGAATGGTATCTTCAATATGGTCAACCAGGTAAGAGAAGATATTATTGAGCTCAGCCCATATAGGTGTATATTTGTAGATGGATGTGAAGCAGATGATGCTATTGGTTGGATTGTTCACAATCAACATGATACTGATGAGCATATGTTAATTGTATCACCAGATAATGATTTTAAACAGCTTCAATGCTATGAAAATGTAGTACAATATTCTAATATCCAAAAGAAATGGATTAAGTGTAAAGATGCTGAAGAAGAATTATGGATGAAGATTGTCAAGGGTGATACTGGTGATGGTGTACCTAATATACTATCAGATGATGAAGTACTTATTACTGAAGGTGCAAGGCAAACACCAGTCACACAGAAACAGCTAAAAATGCTACAAGAAGACCCAAATACTTGGCCAACACGTATACAAAAGAACTGGTTACGCAATAAAGACCTTATTGATTTGCAAATGACACCACCAGAGTACACTTCTCAGATACAACAGCAGTTCAATGAAGAACCAAAAGGCAACATCCAATTGTGGATGAACTACCTTATGAAGCACAAAATGAAGTTGCTCCTTGAATCTTTAGACGATTTTGAGATTCGATATTAATAAATAGACTGTCGACAATTAACATTAATATTTAAGGAGACTCCAAATGGCATATAAAGGTTATAGAAAACCATTCGTATTTAGAGGTTCAGACTCAGAGACATCTCTGCAGTATGTGGGCTCTGTTGATACGACTACCACGGGGACTACTGATTCTGACGATAATACGTTAGCTACAGTCGGCGGTTTTGGAGTCACACACGCAGTCACTTCAAGAAAAGCAAGCCCAAATACTGTAGCAACTTCTGATTCTGATGGAAACAAAGGAACAGTCAAATCATTAGAAATCTTGGAAGCACTGCCAGGTTGGTACATGAAAGGCGACTCAACAAAAGGAACTACATCTATTGCAGATTCTGATGGAGAGGGCGTATTTGGTACAGACCTAGGAACTTCTACTGATGTTCAAGTTGAAAATGGTATATACACATTAAGCTTCTCAACTAGAGATTCTGATTGTGGCATAGGAGACTATGTCGTAGCAGTACAAGGTGGTGGAGTTTATTATGAAGGCTATGTGACTGGTAAAACAGACGGTAATAATGATATTCAGATTCGTCCGGTATCAGGAAACTGGGCTGGCTTTGACGGTACAGCAGCTTGGAAATATACTACTTCAAACAAACAGCATAAAGGTCAAGATATCGAATTTGCTGGAACAGTAGTAGATGCACCAGCAGCTAAATTTAAGATATAGGTAGTTTAATATGAAAACAGCGGTGTTTACATTCGGCCGGATGAATCCACCTACTGTAGGTCATGAAAAACTGGTTAACAAAGTACGTAAGGTGAGTAAAATCGTAAAAGGTACACCTTACGTATTTTTGTCTAAGACACAAGACAAAAAGAAAAATCCACTATTATACAGAGACAAACTCAAATATGCTAAATCAGCATTTGGTAATATTGTGCAAGACCACAAAGGCCGCAATATATTTGATTTAATGAAAGACCTAGAAAAACGCTTTGATAGTGTTAATATGGTAGTAGGTTCTGATAGAGTATCTGAATTTGAGTCACTCTTGAATAAATATAATGGAAAAGAATATGACTTTGATAGTATAACTATAACAAGCGCGGGGGAAAGAGACCCAGATGAAGAAGGCGTTGCTGGTATGTCAGCTAGCAAGATGAGGCAGGCAGCATCAGATGATGACTTTGATTCTTTTAAAAAAGGTCTCCCAAGACCGCTACAAAGAAATGCTAAAAAAGTATATGATACTATAAGAAAAAATTTATAAGGAACTATATTATGACAAAACCACAAGACATGCAAGTGTTTGAAATTCTTGGAGAATTAGATGCTTGTACTACCAAACAAAGAAAAGTAGACTTAATCCGTACAAAGTACAGTAATCACACACCATTACAATATATATTGAGATGGAACTTTGATAAGTCTATCAAATCATTACTACCCGAAGGTGAACCACCATTTGATAAAGAAGAAAAAGACGGTGACTCACCACAAAACTTGTGGTCTTACCTAAAACTATTTCCTAGTTTTGTAGATTCTGCACAGGGTAAATCTTTACCTGACTTAAAAAGGGAAAACTTGTTTATTGAAATGCTTCAAGCTATAGATTTAAAAGAAGCTGAAATGATTTGTTTAGCTAAAGATGGTAATCTATCTGAAATAGCTGATATCACAATAGACGTAGTAAATGCAGCATATCCTGATATGGGTTTGATTGCAGAAGATATCCCTGAACCTACACCAGAAGAACAAAAAGAGGACCTTTTGGCACAAGTCAAAGCTCTAAAAGAGGAAGCAAAAGGATTAAATAGTTTAGCAAAAGAGCTAACGGAAAAAGCTAAAGCGATACAAGGGTAGATTATGCAACCATTAGAATGCGTGAAATTTGGTCACGATATAGGCCAATTGAAACCAGCAATTAACGAAGTTGGTTTTGACGTACATTATAATAAGATATACCGTGGTCTAGTGGATGACTTTAATAATGGTGTTGGTGATTTTGCATTTAATAAGGCCGGAGCACATCTTCATGGATTGTACTTCGATAACTTAAGGGAACGTAGAGATAGCAACGTACCAATAGGGAAAGCCGAGCATATTATTAGTCAGCGTTACGGCAACTATGCTAACTTTAAGAAGCAAGTTCAAGAACAAGCTTCTAGGCTACAAGGTTCTGGTTGGGTATTTATGAACATGCAAGGGTATGTAAATATTATTCCAAATTACAGAATAGTAGATAATGTTGCGATGATTATTGATTGTTGGGAACATGCTTATGCATATACTTATGGTCATGATAGAGCAGCATTTATAGAGTCAGTATTTGAAATTATAGATTGGGACAAGGTTAACTCACGTTTAAACGGTGAGTAAATGTGTGTTGTAGCTGCAAAGCATTTTAAAGATACAGGTTGGATATTAGTAAAGAACAGAGATAGAAACTATCCTACTGAAGTTAAGCTTGTTCAGTCACAAAGAGCAGGTATAGAAAGATTATTCCTAAGAGATACTACAACTGGTTATAGTGAAGGCCTAAATGAACA